TATCCATCAGATCATCGAGAAGGACGACGCCGAGTTCGTCAAGGTGTTCGCGGAGGGCGTCAAGGCCATGTTTGGCCTGAGCCGGACAGCGTACCGGGTGTTCCAGCTGGTCCTGGCCAAGTACCAGGACGAGCCGATGGTGGGCGGCTATGCCGATTCGGTCTACCTGGCCTGGTTCGATGGCGGCCTGTCCGGCGTCGACGTGGGCATGACCGACCGCACCTTCCAGACCGGGCTGCGCGAGCTGCTGGGCAAGGGTTTCCTGGCGCCGCGCCTGCCCAATGTGTTTTGGGTCAACCCTAGCCTGTTCTTCAAGGGCAACCGGGTGGCCTTCATCACCGAATACGTGCGCAAGACCAGCACCGACGAGAAGAAGCGCAAGAACTTGGAAGCCCAGGGCCAGGCGCGCCTGATCGAAGAATAGGCCCTATGCCTTCGCGGCCGTCTCCAGCGTGTACGGTTCGAAGCGCACCACTTCCTCCCCCATCCACTCGTTCAGCTGCAGGAAACGATCCTGCAGCGGCTGGATCTCGTTGCGGCCGAACACCTTGGCCGCGGTCGCCGGATCGCTGAACCCGCCCGTATTCTGCGGCACCACGCCCAGCAGCTGCGGCGGGATCCGGTGGGCTGCCAGCATGTCGTCCCGGCTGACGTTCTTGATGTTGAAGAATTCGTCTTTCGCGGTCACTTCCGACACCGGAATCAGCTGGATACCCTCCTTTTTCCCACCTGGTGCATACATGAACAGGTTGCGGAAATTCCCGGGCCCCTTGCTGTCCTTGAGCGCCGTGCGCAGCGCGTTGACGTCGGCCTCCGTCTGGGCCGCATCGGTCATGTAGAGGATGAACCCGGCGTGGCTGCCGTTCTCGTAGTAGCGGCGCCGGAACAGCGTGGCCGACTCGTTCAGCCAGGCCGAGTGTAGCGCGCCCAGGTATTCCGGCAGGCCGTACACCTCCTGGTTGATATCCGGCGTTAGCAGGTGGAAGACCGACCCGCGCTTGAATTCGTGCGGGTCGTTGTTCCCTTCCAGGACGAAGAACTGCCCGGGCTCGACGCCGCGGCGCGTGTACTTGGCCAGCGGGGCCACCAGTTTCAGCGGCCGGCCCAGGGCATTGTCGCGCCGCTCCAGGTAGCCATTCCCGAAAGTCAGGTAGTCCAGGGCCAGGCGCCCGAATTCGGCGCGCGACAGCAGGCGGTGCGGCTTGAAGGTGGACGCCAGGACGTTGGCCTTGAAGTACAGGGCCGAGCTGTGGTGCGTGCCGGCGCGGAACGACTTGGCCAGGCCGGTGAAGCTGACCGGCGGGTCGTACCAGCGGCCGTTGGAAAGGCACTCCAGGTAGCTGAGAATGTCGGCCCGGTCCAGGACCGGTACCGGATCCCCGAAGGTGAAGGCCTCGATACCCTGCGCGGGCTTGTCCGGTGCAGCAGCTGGTGCAGCAGCTGCCGCGCGGTGGTCGTTCGTCATGAGTAGATCTCCAGAATTGAGGTGTTGGTGGCGGTCCCGCCTTCCAGCGGTTCGTTGCCCAGGGCATGCATGCACGCCCAGGCCAGGTCGGCGTGGCCGGTCTCCTGGCTGTAGCCGGCCGTGAAGGTGACTTGCCGGCCGCTGGCGGTCATGGTCTTGCGGATCGCCATGAAGGATTGCGCCAGGTCGGTCCAGCCGGCGTCCCACTCCAGGCGGCCGTTGCCGATGACGGAGAGGGCCTTGAGGACAAGGCGGCTTTTCACCTCCGGCGAGTAGTGCAGCGGCACCACGGCCGGATAGAACTTCTTGACCAGCTCATAGACGCCCGCGCCGATGCCGGTGGTGTCGATCGCCATGTAGGTCACGTTGTACTGGTCGCACAGGTCCTTGATGTGCTTGGCCTGCGCTTCGAAGTCCAAGCCCTTCCACTGGTGGCGGGCCAGCACGCGGAATTTGCCGCCCGGGACCCGCGGCGGCGCCAGGATGACGCAGCCGGCCGAGTCGCCCGACCGGGCCGGGTCGTAGCCGATCCACACCGGGTTGTGGCCGAACGGCCGCATGGCGAAGAACTTGACGTCGTCCCAATCCACCCAGGTATCGACACCGCAGCGCTGCAGGTCGCTGAACTTGAAGATGCTGGCCGTGTCGTCGATGAACTGGCACATCAGCAGGTTGGCGTAGCTCTCCGCGCTGTACTCCAGGCGCAGCTCGTCCAGGTCGAACAGGTTGCAGCCGGATTCAAACGCATCTTCCACGGTGACGATCTGGCGCCACTGTCGATCCTCACAGAAACGGCCCTTGGCCAGCGCCTGATGGGTTACGTCCAGGTGGATCTGATCGGCCTTGGCCCGGCCAGCATTGAAGTGCTTGCCAGTCCAGAACGGATAGGCGCTGTGGCTCATGCTCGACGGCGTGGAGAAGTAGGTCTTCCGCCATTTCTTGTGCATAGCCATGCCCGAGGCCACTTTGTTCAGCTCCTGGAACTTCGGCACCCAGAAGTACTCGTCAAAGTAGAAATTGCCGTGGTAGCTCTGCGCGGTGCGCGCGTTCGTGCCCAGGACGTACAGGTGCGCGCCGTTCGGCAACACAATGGGATCCCCCTGCAGCTCGATATCGCACACCTCCCGGGCGAACTGGATGATGTACTGCTTGAACACATGGGCCTGAGACTTGCTGGCTGACAGGAAGATCTGGTTGCGGCCGGTCTCCAGGGCATCGAGCAGGGCTTCGCGCGCGAAGTACCAGGTAGCGCCGATCTGGCGCGACTTGAGGATGTTGCGGGTGCGCTGATCGCCCTGCCGGTACCACACCTTCTGGTAGCCGAACAGCGAGTCCAGGAAGGCCTCCCGGATCTTCTCGACCTGTTCTTCGCTGAACTCGTTGCGCGCGCCCTTCTTGCGCGGCTTCGCGTCCTTGCGCTCCAGGTTCGGGTTGAGGTCGCTTTCCTTCCCCGTTTCCTCGTACTTCTTGACCCGGGCCGACTGGCCCACCTGGCGCATCAGGAGGTCGATCTCCTTGAAGTCGCGCCCTTCCTTCTCCGGCTTGGAAATGAGGGCCACCAGGCGCGTCTCGATACACGATTCGATCCGCTCCAGCGCAGTGGCCTTGTCCCATTCATCCCGCTGCTTCCAGGATTCCACCGTGGCCCGCTTGAGGCCCAGGTGGCGAGCCACGGACGAGATCCGCCAGCCCTGCCAGTAAAGGGCACGGGCGGCGCGGCGCGGGTCGAATTCGGCTTGTTCGGTGGTGGTGTTGTCGAGCATGGACGAAGCGTAGGGCCACGCGCGCGTGAGGGCACTAAGGGGCTGATGTACCCGCTGCCGGCACATTGCCCGGCGATTGAGCCAGGCAGCTCAACAGGACAACATGCTCATGGTCAACACCACATAACCCCTCGTTGGAGAAACCATGAATCGCAAACGTCACCTCTCGCTGGCCCTGGCCACCGTCGCCCTGGCGGGCTTCGTGCTCGATGCCCAGGCAGCAAACGCCCTGCACTCCCTGGCCGTGGCCGGCGACGGCCTGGGCGGCGCCGCAGGCCTGGGCGCGGCAGCTGCAGGCCTGGGCCTGTCCACCGGCACCGCCAACCATGCCGAGAAAACCAAGTTCTTCCGCATCGCCAAGGAAGGCGCCACCACGGACGGCCGCAACATCGAGCGCGAATGGCTGGAGCAGATGGCCGCCAACTACGACCCGGTGAACGTGTACGGAGCCCGCCTCAACCTGGAGCACTTCCGCGGCATCGTCCCGGATGGTCCGTTCAAGGCCTACGGCGACGTGCTGGCCCTGGAGACGCGCGACGAACCGGACGGCAAGCTGGGCCTGTATGCCCAGATCAAGCCCACCGCCGACCTGGTGGCCATGAACAAGGCAGGCCAGAAGATCTACACCTCGTGCGAGATCAACCCGAGCTTTGCCGACACCGGCGAGGCCTACCTGGTCGGCCTGGCCGTGACCGACAACCCGGCCAGCCTGGGCACCGAGATCCTGGCCTTCGCAGCCAAGAACCCGACCGCCAGCCCGCTGGCCAAGAAAAAGCAGGATCCGTCCAACCTGTTCAGCGCATCCGAGGAAGCGCTGGTCCTGGACATGGAAGCCAAGAGCGTCACCGGCGTGCTGCTGTCGAAGGTCAAGGCCCTGCTGAGCAAGACCACGAAGGAACAGGACCAGACCACGGACGCGCGCTTCTCGGACGTGAATGCAGCCGTGGAAGCCGTCGCCACCCATTCGCAGGAAACCGCAACCAACCTGGGCGCCTCGGTCAAGAAGCTGGAAGACCAGGTGGCCGAACTGACCGCCAAGCTGTCGGCCACCCCGGACGGCACCAAGCCGCGCCCGCTGGCCACTGGCGGCAAGAACGAAGCCGTTACTGACTGCTAAGCCGCGCACCGGCTAACAGACTGCTACCGACACATCAATTTCACACGCTTACCGGAGATACCATGCGTAACGAAACCCGTCTTAAATACACCGCCTTCGCTGCGGCTGTCGCCCAGCTGAGCGGCGTGGCCAATGCGGCCGAGAAGTTCTCGGTCGCACCTGCAGTGCAGCAGAAGCTGGAAAGCCGCCTGCAGGCATCCAGCGAATTCCTCAAGCGCGTCAACATCGTCCCTGTCACCGAACAGCAGGGCGAGAAGCTGGGCCTGGGCACCACCGGCACGATCGCCGGCACCACGGACACCACCCAGAAGGACCGCGCACCGACCGACCCGACTGACCTGACCGACAACGCGTACCACTGCCAGCAGATCAACTTCGACACCGCGCTGCGCTACGCGAAGCTGGACATGTGGGCCATGTTCCCGGACTTCCAGACCCGCGTGCGTGACGCCATCATCAAGCAGCAGGCGCGCGATCGAATCATGATCGGCTTCAACGGCACCAGCCGCGCCGCCTCGTCGAACCGTGCCGCCAACCCGAAGCTGCAGGACGTGGCCAAGGGCTGGCTGCAGAAGTACCGCGAGAACGCGCCGGCGCGCGTGATGAGCGCGGGCGGCACCGCCGGCGAGATCCGCGTCGGCACCGCTGCCGGCCACGACTACAAGAACCTGGACGCCCTGGTGATGGACGCCGTCAACAACCTGGTGGACGAGGTCTATGCGGACGATCCTGAACTGGTCGTGATCTGCGGCCGCAGCCTCCTGGCTGACAAGTACTTCCCGCTGGTGAACAAGGACCAGGAGAACAGCGAAGCGCTGGCCGCTGATCTCATCATCAGCCAGAAGCGCATCGGCGGCCTGCAGGCGGTCCAGGTCCCATCCTTCCCGGCCAATGCCCTGATGGTCACGCGCCTGGATAACCTGTCGATCTACTACCAGGACGGCGCCCGCCGCCGCGCGGTCATCGACAACCCGAAGCGTGACCAGGTCGAGAACTACGAGTCGAGCAACGATGACTACGTGGTCGAGGACTACCGCGCCGGCTGCGTGATCGAAAACATCAAGACCGAGTGGGCCTGATGAAGACGCTGGCCCAACGCCACTTTGAACAGGTGAGCGCGCAGCTGGCGGCCACGGCCGCCGCCGAAGATGGCGGCGGCACCATGGCCGGATCCAACGCCTACGAGCTGATGCTGGCCAAGCTGTACACCGACCGCCGCCGCCTCAAGGACGTCAAGTCGATCGAGCGCAAGGTCGAGGTAAAGGCCGAATTGCTGCCGGACTATGCCGAGTACGTCGCCGGCGTGCTGGTAGGCGGCCGCGGCACCCAGGACGAAGTGCTCATCACCGTGATGGTATGGCGCGTCGATGTGGGCGACTTCGCCGGCGCACTGGCGATCGCCGCCTACGCCCTGGAACACGGCATGACCATGCCGGACCAGTACGACCGCACGCTGGCCACCGTGCTGGCCGAGGAAGTGGCGGACCGTGCCCTGGACGTGCTCAAGGTCGACCAGGTGTTCGATACGCAGCTACTGCAAGAGGTGGCCAGGCTGACCGACCCGCACGACATGCACGACCAGGTGCGCGCCAAGCTGTACAAGGCGATCGGCTACTCGCTGCAGCGTGATCCGGCCACGGCCCTGCCGTACCTGGAACGCGCCCTGCAGTTGTTCGATCGAATCGGCGTGAAGAAAGACATTGCCCGGCTGCAGCAGCAGCTGGACGGTGGCGAGAAGGACCCCGCCACCCCGTAACGAGCCCCCCGGCCGGGCGGCGCCGACTGACAGCGACAGGGCTTGCCCACGTCGTGCGTCAGTCGGCCCACCGCCCACTTACCCGAGATACCCATGAGCTTCATTGCCACCGAACCAGCCAGCACGCCGGCACCGCCGCCCGAGGCCACCGCCGTGACCAATGACGGCTTCTTCCCCAACATCAACCTGCAGCGCGTGCGCGGCGCCGCGCGCCTGGACGGCACGGTCACGGACGAGCGCCTGCGAAACGCTGTGATCTCCGCGGTCGTGGGCATCAATACCGAGCTGGCCGAATGGAAGGCCCGGCAGCAGCTGGCCGGCGTGATCTCGCTGGACCAGATGGAACCGAAGATCGGCGGGGAGTCGGTGCAGCTGCACCGCTACCTGGCGGCCGTCCACGGGACGGTCAAGGCTGACCTGAACGAGAAACACCGCAACTTCGACGCCACCAAGTCAGGCGCCGAGGAAGCCGACAAGCTCCTGGAAATGGTCGAGGACGAGCGCCGCGCGGTGCGCTGGGCCATCCGTGACCTTCTCGGCATCCCCCGCACCACCGTGGAGCTGATCTGATGCGCGTGATTACGCACCAGGGCGACACCGTGGACGCACTGTGCTACCGGCACTACGGCCGCACCCAAGGCCTGGTGGAAGCCGTGCTCGAGAAAAACCCGGGCCTGGCCGAACACGGTCCGGTCCTCCCTCACGGCCTGCAGGTTGACCTGCCGGACGCACCAACCCAACAGACCAACACCACGCTGCTGCAGCTGTGGGACTAGAAAAGGAGCCATCGTGGCCGAACCCATCCCATCCACCGTTGCCGTGGCCACCGCAGGCATCGGCCTGGCCGCCCTGTTCCCGGGCGTGGACGGCAACGCCCTGATCGGCGCCTTTGCCGGGGCCACCCTGCTGGTGGTCAGTAGCAAGGACCTGACCCTGGCCAAGCGCGCGGCCTACTTGGTGATCTCGCTGATCGCGGGCTACCAGGGCGCCCAGGACATCGTGACCTGGACGCCCATTCGCTCCACCGGCGTGGCCGCCTTCTTCGGCGCCGCGTGCGCCATCGTGATCGCCCTGCAGCTGATCGAACGCCTCAAGACGTTCGACCCGCTGTCGCTGCTGCGCAAGAAAGGAGACTGACGTGGTCCCGAACCCTTCCGCCGTGATCGCCCTGGCGGCCTACATGGTGGCGATCGCCGCCCTGCTGCTGTATCGCCGCGACGGCGCCCGGCACCGCCGCCACGTCTCCTGGCTGGCCTGGCTGCTGCTGGTCATCCTGGGCGGATCCGCCATCGAGCAGCTGCTGCACGCCACGGCGGTCAGCCCCTTCGACGCCGGCCGCTCTGCGCTGCTGGCCCTGTTCATCGTTCGCACGCGCGGCAACGTCGCGCGGCTTCTCTGGAGTGACAAATGAAACCCTTACGACATGGCGCCCGTGGTGATGACGTGGGCCTGCTGCAGCAGCGCCTGCAGCGCGCGGGCTACAAGGTGGTCCAGACCAACGTGTACGACGACGCCACCGAGCGCGCCGTGATGGCCCTGCAGGCGGCCAACAACTTGGTGGTGGACGGCATCTATGGCCCCAAGTCCTTCATGGCCCTGGTGGGCGCGCCCCAGGCGCGGCACCTGTCGGACGCCGACCTCGTGCGCGCCGCCGCCCAGCTGGGCGTGCCGCTGGCCACTGTGCGCGCGGTCAACGAAGTGGAGTCCCGGGGTGAGGGCTTCCTGCCGGACGGCCGCCCGGTCATCCTGTTTGAACGGCACAAGTTCTACCAGCAGCTGCAAAAGCACGGCATCGACCCGGCGCCGATCGCCGCCAAGTACCCGAACCTGTGCAACCCCGAGGCCGGCGGCTACCGTGGCGGCGAGGCCGAGCACGCGCGCCTGGAGCAGGCCAAGCAGATCCACCTGCAGGCGGCCTATGAGTCGGCCAGCTGGGGCGCCTTCCAGGTCATGGGCTACCACGCGGAGGATCTGGGCTACCCGGGCGTGATCGACTTCGTGCGCTGCATGTACGAGAACGAGGCGGGCCACCTGGACGCCTTCGTGCGTTACGTCAACTACGCAGGCCTGGCCGGACACCTCAAGGCCCGCAAGTGGGCGGCCTTTGCCAAGGGCTACAACGGCCCGGCCTACGCGCGCAACCTGTATGACGCCAAGCTGGCCCAGGCCTATGCCAAGTACGCCGAGGCCGAAAAGGCGGCAGCATGAAGGCGATCGCCGCCCAGATCGCCAGCCTGAGTGGGGTTGTCCTGCCGCCCTGGGCGAAATGGGCCGCCGCGGCCGCGCTGCTGGCCACCGTGTACGGGGTCGGGCGCCTGCATGAGGCACGCCGCGGCGCCGACGCCATGGCCGATTACCTGGCCAAGCAAGCTGGCCAGGCTGTCCGCATTGTCGAACGCCAGGCCAAGGTGGTGACGGTGACCGAAACGAAGTACCGCGACCGGATCAAGACCGTATATGTACAAGGAGCAACAATTGAGAACAGCATTCCCGATTACGTGCAGCCGGCCGACATTGGCCGCTTTGCTGTCAACGCTGGCTTTGTCCGCGTGCTCGACGCCGCCTGGGCAGGTCAGGCTGTCGGATCCGCCGCCGATTCTGACCGAGAACCCGCCGACGTTCCGCTCGATCAAGTCGCCGGCGCCCAGGTCCACAACGCCACCAGCTGCCGCGCCTGGCGAGAGCAAGCCATCGGCTGGCGTGAGTTCTACGCCCGCCAGCAAGTAGCGATCAACGGAAAGGCCGGGGAATGGGCCGAACTGGCGGGAGTCAGCCATGATTAAGCCGGGCACGCTGCGCGAGGCGGTCAAGAAGGCTGTATCAGCCCTGCAGGACGATCCGGGCAAGCTGCTGGTATTCGTGGACAAGGGCCGCGTGCTGTCTCACGGCCCTGGCTCGCTGTCGTTTGAGTACGCCTATACGCTGAACCTGGTGTTGACGGACATGACCGGCAGCGCAGATCCCATCATGGTGGCCGTGCTGGAGTGGGCCCAGGTGAACCAGCCCGAGCTGCTGGTGGTCAACGAGAAGCGGAACACCATCAGCTTTGAAGTGGACCAGCTGACCCATGACAGCTATGACCTGTCGATCGAGCTGCCGCTAACCGAAGCGGTGACGGTCACGCAGGACGGCGCCGGCGTCCGCCAGATCCAGCATGTGGTCGAGCAGGCGCCGGAAGAGTGGATGCGCTGACATGGAAGACCTGGAAGCGCTGGAGAATTGGGCCGGAACGCTCCTGGCCAGGCTGGCCCCGGCCGCGCGCCGGGCGGTGGCCATGGATGTGGCCCGCGCGCTACGCCGCAGTCAGCAGCAGCGCATCAAGGACCAACGCGCGCCGGATGGCAGCGCATTTGAACCGCGCAAGCCTAGAGAGACGCAAGGGGGAAGGTTGAGGGCGAAGGCCGGCCGCATCAAGCGCCGCGCCATGTTCGCCAAGCTGCGTACCGCCAAGCACATGAAGATCCAGACGGACGCCGAGGGCTTCACGATCGGCTGGGCCGGCCGGGTGGCGCGGATCGCGCGCGTCCACCAGGACGGCATGGAGTCGCAGGTAGGGCGCCGCAACAAGTACCTGTACCCGGTCCGGCAGCTGCTGGGCCTGAGCCAGGCCGACCGGGACATGATCCGCGACATGCTGATCGAGCGCCTGGCGCCCTGAGCGCTGATCAGGCCGCCAGGTCCTGGCGGACTTCGGTGGTGGCCAGGCGATCGCTGGCCAGCTGGTGGTAGTAAGTCCCCGATTCGCTGCCGATCCAGTCCAGCCCTGCCTCCTTCGCGGCCACCAGGAAGGTCCCGGATCCGGCGAACAGGTCCGCCAGCGCGCCACCAGGCGGGACCAGGCGGACGATCTGGCGGGCCAGGTCGATTGGCTTCTCGGTCAGGTGCAGCTTCTTGGCGCCCAGCTTTACCTGGAACACCCCCGGCAGGTACACCTCACGCTGCGGCAGCCCGCCCTTGCTGGCCCACACGATGAATTCCGCCTGCTGGCCGAAGCCGTTTTTCCGTGGTCGGAACTTCCCGGCAGTTTTATCCCACACCGCTATGCCGCGCAGGATGAAGCCTGCCGCCTGCACCACATCGGTCAGGACGGGGAGCTGTCGCCAGTCGATGAAGCACACCACCATCCCTCCCGGCTTCAAGGCCCGGTTCATCTCCGACAGCCACGCATGGCACCAGAAGGACCAGGAGCGCTGGTCCATGTTGTCGCAGGTGAAATCCTCGTACTGCGCACCGCCGGAGATGTATTTCTGACTGGTGGTTTGGGCGCGCTGGCCGACGTGCAGGCCGCCCGACGAATACGGGGGATCGGTCAGGAGCATGTCCAGGGAAGCATCGGGTATGCTCCTGGCCAGCTGCAGCGCATCGACCTGGTGCAGCTGATTGAAGGGGTAGGCCAGGCGGGCCGGGCCGGGGGTGTTCTCTGTGTTCACGGTATTCATTCCAAGGTAAGGCCGCGCCGATCTGACACGACGACAACACCATTTTCCGCAGCCCACGCGCGCGTAGCGATGGCCTGCTGATGTGCCCATCGCGGGCACATTCCCCTCTTGCTGCGCTACGCGCGCGTGAGCGGCAACATCGGGGAATGAACATGAATGAACTTCTCCGGCTCATCCTGAACCTGGCACGCAAGGGCACCATTCTGGAAGTGGACCACCAGGCGGCCCTGTGCCGTGTAGCCAGCGGCGAGCTGCAAACCAACTGGATCCCATGGCTGGCGATCGCCGCCGGCACCACCCGCGACTGGCGGCCGCCGACCCAGGGCGAACAGGTCCTGCTGATCTGCCCAGGCGGCGACCCGGCCGACGCCGTGGCCCTGGCCGGCATCTACTCCGACAAGGCCCAGGCGCCGAGCAGCAACCCGAACACCCATACCCGCGTCTACCCGGACGGCGCCCTGGTGGAGTACGACGACCAGGCGCACCGCCTCACCGCCATCCTGCCCGAGGGCGGCGAGATCCTGGTCGACGCGCCGGCTGCCGTTACCGTCCGCACCACCACCGCCAAGATCGTGGCTGACCTGGTGCAGATCGAGGCGCCCACCACGAAGATGACCGGCAACCTGGAAGTCGCCGGCGAGATCACGGCAGGCCAGAACATCGCCACGCCGGCGGACGTGAAGGCCGGTGCCGTCAGCCTGGCCAGCCACAAGCACATGGAACAGGGTGACGGCAAGCCCACCGGAGGTCCGCTGTGATCGGTTTGAACCACACCACCGGCCTGACGCTTGAGGGCGTGGCACACCTGAACCAGTCGATCGGGCGGATCCTCTCCACCCCCCTGGGCTCGCGCCTGGCCCGGCGTGACTTCGGTGCTGAACTCTTTGACCTGATTGACGCGCCGAGCAATGCCGCCACGCGCGTGCGCTTGTTTGCGGCCGTGGCCACTGCGCTGATGCGCTGGGAACCACGCCTCAAGCTAATGCGTGTGGGCCTGGCCATCGACCTGGCCGCACCGGGCACGCTCGTAATCGAGGTGGAAGGGATCACCGCCATTTCCCGCGAGCGCATCAACACCACCGTCGCGGTCAACCTTGGAAGCGTTACCCCATGAATAGCTCTGCAATCAATCTCAGCCGCCTGGCGCCGCCAGAGCTGGTCCAAAAAACCGACTTCGAGACCCTACTGGCCGAACGCAAGGCAAAGCTGATCTCCCTGTACCCACCAGAGAAGCGCGCGGAGCTGGCGGCCACGCTGGAACTTGAGTCCGAGCCTATGGTGGTTCTCCTGCAGGAGAGCTGCTACCGCGAGATGTATCTGGTTCAGAAGCTCAACGACGCAGCCCGTGCGCTGCTGCTGGCCTATGCGATCGGCTCTGACCTGGATCACCTCGCCGCCCTACTCGGAGTCCAACGCCTGGTCATTACCCCAGCTGACCCAGACAAGGGGACAGCTGCAGTAATGGAATCGGACGCCGACCTGCGCACGCGCGTGCAACTGGCCCCGGAAAGCTTTTCCGTGGCCGGTCCTGTGGGCGCCTATATCGCCACGGCCCTGAGCGCGGACGGGCGGGTGCTCGACGCCGCGGCCGCCAGTCCGACCCCCGGTACTGTCCTGGTCACGATCCTGGCCAGGGATGGGGACGGCGCCGCGGACGAAGACCTGGTCAGTACCGTAGCGGCGGCGGTGGGTGCCGAGGACGTGCGCCCGCTCACCGACCTGGTGACCGTGCAGTCGGCCGAGATCGTGGGATACGAGGTGGAAGCGACCATCTACACCTTCCCCGGCCCGGACGGCGCTGTGGTCCTGGAGCAGGCGCGCAAGAACCTTGACACCTACATTCAGGACTGCCACCGGATCGGCCGCGAGGTTGTCTTGTCAGGTCTTTATTCCGCACTGCACGTTGATGGCGTGGAACGGGTTGTCCTGTCCAAACCCGCCGCCAACGTGGTAACGAACGACACCCAGGCGCCGCACTGCACCGCTGCCACGATCATCTATGGTGGGACGGCATGACCACCCTGTTGCCACCCAACGCCACGCCCCTGGAGCGAAACGTTGCGGCCGTCAACGCGCGCCTGGGCGATCTGCCAGTCGCCCTGCGCGACCTGATGCGGCCGGACACCTGCCCTGCAGAGTTCCTTCCCTGGCTGGCCCAGGCGCTATCAGTCGATTCCTGGGACATGGATTGGACGGAAGCGCAAAAGCGGGAAACGATCAAGGCCAGCCTGGGGGTCCACCGGGTCAAGGGAACGATCGGCGCAGTGCGCCGTGCATTGAGCGCGCTGGGAATCGAGTCACAGCTGCAGGAGTGGTTCAACCAGGTGCCGGCTGGTGCGCCCTACACCTACCGGCTACTGCTGGACATTAACCAGATCGGTGTCACCCAGGCCCAACTGGTGAACATGAATCAGGTCG